TTCTGACACCAAGGCAGCTAGGATGCCAGCATTTTTTGAACATGCAAATACAAACTTACCAAAGTACGCTTAACTGGGGTGACCTACAGCGTTTACTTAATGAACTTGACGAGCAGTTTCCCGACACATTCCCTGACCACACCCTATCTGAAAAAGAAATTTCCTATAGGGCTGGTCAAATATCTATTATAAGATTACTTAAACAACAACTATCAGATAAATAATTATGTGCGGCTCACTTATTAGTTCGATCTTTGGTGGTAACAGATCACAACCCACTCCACCTACCCCTGCTCCACCTACTCCACCCCCAGCACCTCAGATGGTGCAACGAGCACCTATAGAACCACCAGCTACACCAACACCTGCACCACAGAGTGAAGATGAGACTAAGCGTAAGGCTAAGATCACTTCTAAAAAAGTACAGAAGAAAGCAAGGTCAGCAGGTACTTCACAACTAGCTACTAAGAAACCCACAACAGGTGGGCTTTCAGGTATCAACACACCTCAAGGTACTAATACAGGTACTAATGCAGGTACTGGTACAACTACTCCTAAGCCTACTAAATAATGAAATACGCACGGAACGAATACGATAAATTATCCAGGGACCGTGAACAATTTCTTAATATTGCATACGACTGTGCAGAATTAACGATACCTACATTGTTAATGAGAGATGAGAAGTCTCCTTATGCACAGTTCAAAACCCCTTGGCAATCAGTGGGAGCCAAAGGAGTAGTCACCTTGAGTTCAAAACTCATGTTAGGATTACTCCCTCCCTCTACAAGTTTCTTTAAACTTCAATTAGATGACTCTAAGTTAGGAATTGAGATACCGCCAGAGGCAAAGAGTGAAATGGATCTTAGTTTCGCTAAGATTGAACGGCAAATCATGGAAAGCATTGCAGCTTCAAGTGATCGTGTTCAAATATTTTCAGCAATAAAACACCTTGTAGTAACAGGTAATGCCCTTATTTATATGGGTAAAGATGGTATGAAAATGTACCCTCTCAACCGTTATGTGGTGGAAAGAGATGGTAACGGTAATGTAATAAAGATAATAACCAAAGAAAAAATCAGTAGAGATTTACTTCCACCGATGAATATCAAGCAGGGGGTAAACGAATATGATACTGATGAGACAGATAAAGATGTCGATGTTTATACTTGTATCAAGCTAACCCCGAAAGGTTGGATGTGGTATCAAGAAGTACATGATATCTTAATACCTGATAGCCAAGGTAAAGCACCTAAAGATAAAAGTCCTTTCCTTCCTCTACGTTTTGTAACTGTAGATGGTGAGGATTATGGACGTTCAAGAGTAGAAGAATTTCTTGGTGATCTTAAATCATTAGAGGCTTTAATGCAAGCTCTTGTTGAAGGTAGTGCAGCTGCAGCAAAGGTGATCTTCACTGTATCCCCAAGCTCAGTTACTAAACCACAAGCTCTTGCACAAGCAGGTAATGGTGCTATCATACAAGGTAGACCAGATGATGTAGGTGTGGTTCAGGTAGGTAAAACTGCTGACTTCCAAACTGCATTTCAACTAGCTAATGTTTTAGAGAAAAGATTATCAGAAGCTTTCTTAATACTTAATGTTAGACAGTCAGAAAGAACTACTGCAGAAGAAGTTCGTATGACACAAATGGAATTAGAACAACAGTTGGGTGGTTTATTCTCACTATTAACTACTGAGTTTCTGGTGCCATATTTAAGTAGAAAAATGCACACTCTCACTAAGAGTAGAACTATACCTTCTGTTCCAAAAACTTTAATGAAACCTACTATTGTTGCAGGTATAAATGCACTAGGTAGGGGTCAAGATAGAGATGCACTTGTTCAGTTTGTAACTACTATTGCACAGACTATGGGTCCACAAGCTTTAGCACAATATATTAAACCTGATGAAGCTATTAAGAGATTAGCAGCAGCTCAGGGTATAGATATACTAAACCTTGTTAAGACAGTACAAGAGTTAGAGCAAGAGCAACAACAAGCACAACAAATGCAGCAACAACAATCATTAATGGATCAAGCAGGTCAACTAGCTGGTACTCCTCTTATGGACCCATCTAAAAACCCTGAAGCTCTTGATGCTGTTAATGCATTAGTTGGTGGACAAGCTCCACAACAAGAACCTGTACCTCCACAACCTGAATAACTATGGGCGAAACAATTACATATGATGCCGCCACTGATACAGTGACGACTGAAGATAACCTCAGCCAAGAGGAGCAGGATTCCCTGCAAGTTGGTGAGAAGATGATGGCAGACCAAGAAGGTCTGCTTGCTGGTAAATATAAAACACCAAAAGATTTAGAGAAAGCTTACCTTGAACTTCAAAAGAAACAAGGTCAAGAAGGTAGTGAGCTAGGTAGACTAGATAGAGAAACTACTGAGGAAACCCCTGAAGAACAACCTCAATTCACCCAAGAAGATTACTATGCTGAAGATGGTAGTGTCAATTATGAAACTGCTAATCAAGTATATGGAGATCAAGTCACTAAACAGTTCAAAGATAATGGTATAGATCCATTTAAAATGAATGAGTATTTCGTTGAGAACAACGGGACACTTACTGATGAGATGTACACTGATCTTAATAAAGCTGGTTTTAACAAAGCGATGGTTGATTCATACCTTGAAGGTGTGCGTAAACAAGTAGGTATGGAAGCTCCAGCTGAATCAGCTCCTATATTATCAGACGCAGAGGTGGCAGAAGTACACAACATCGCTGGTGGAAAAGGTGGTTACGAACAATTAATGGAATGGGCTAGTGAGAATATATCGGATGCTGACGCTAAAAACTTTGATGAAGTTATTGAAACAGGAAACAAAGCCGCAGTCACCTTCGCAGTAAAAGCACTTATGGGACAGTATGAAGATGCAACTGGACGTGACACTAATCTGGTAACAGGTAGGAAGTCTTCTCCACAAGATGTTTACAAGAGCATGGCTCAGGTTGTCTCCGATATGAGTGATCCTCGTTACGATAAAGATGAAGCTTTCCGTGATGATGTCCAAGAGAAACTAGCAAGATCTAACCTTAAGGTATAATGGCATTAAACCAAGATCGTGTAGTATCACCTGACCCATTTATATGGGTGAAAGATAAGACAATACCTTTTGAATTTTGTAAGGAATGTATAGATAAATTCCTGGTAGATGACAACAGGTATGATGGGATAAGTGGTAACGAAGGTAAAGTACAATCAATTAAAAAATCAAAAGATTTATTTATCAGTGGTTGTGAAGGATGGGATGCTCAGAATGAAATGTTTTTCAAAGCATTACATGCTGGTCTTTCAGAATACCTTGATCACATCCAATCTCATTACGCATTAAAATGTTATGAAGATAATGAGATGTATGATTGGGCAGACTTCACACCCTTATTCGGAGACATAAGTGACAAGGGTTATCAAATACAGGAAACAAAACCTACTCAATTCTATGACTGGCATGATGATGCGATGATTCATTGGAATGAAAATAAGGAACGTACTCTTACATTCATATGGTATCTTAATGATATATATGATGGAGGGTGTACGGAATTTATGAATGGTTTTTCAGTACCTCCCCGTGCAGGTCGGATGGTAATCTTCCCTTCTACTTGGACATACATGCACAGAGGTGCTAGGTTGTTAGGTAGAAATAACAAGTATATATGTACTGGTTGGGTATGTCGGTACACACAAGATAACCCACTGCCATTAGATGAACCATTAGAACTAGAAAACATAGAAGACACTGAAAATATAGATAGTCTTTTAGACTTTGAACCTGCAGAAATCACATTAGATGAAACTATTTTACAATGAAATTTTTATTACTATCTTTATTGATCGCATCACCAGTCTTAGCTCATCCTGAGTTACACATACATGACCATGACCACGAAGAAACACTTGAACAGGTGGTTATTCACAACGAATAACTGTGGTTCCACCTTAATGTCTGCTTTATTATGTCGTACAATCAAGACATATGTAGAGCCTCGTACACTAGATCACGTAGTGACTGGTAGTTGTGTCGAGACTTGGTGTGGACACCACAACCTTGCCCCTAAAGTTAGGGGTCCAAAGGTATTTTTATATAGACGACTACCTTGTCAGATAGGTGGGTGGATGCAGATGATGTTAAAGAGTAATCTTATGGAGTCTGCTGAAGAATGGGTAGACAACCTTGAGATGATGCTGACTGTTAAAGACATTTTGTTTATAGAAGCAAACGATTTCTTCAACGATGTACGTGGTACTATGAATAAGGTGAGTAAGCATTATCACATACCAGAAATAAAAGATTTAGGTTGGGCTAATCATAATGTAAAGACTCTAGGATTACAAGACGTACTTCATTCACCAGTAACTTTACCTCCAGCCCCTGATTTCATAGGAGATTTCACTGCTAAAGATGGTATCATAGACCCAGACGAGGCTATGACTATACCAACAATAGCAAACATCGTAAATAAATTACGGAAAAAACATCCACATCTTAAGGATTACATGTGATTAAGATAATTGATGATCTACTACCTCACCAGCAATGGCAAGAGTTACATGATTACTTTTTAATTCATGACTGTCCTTATAAATACCTTGACCATATGGTGTCAGGAGGTGATTCTCACTTTCAATTTGTACACGGTATAGTACTTGGTGGTGTTGGGGGAGCACCTGTCTTTGACGAGACACGTGTAAAAAGAATTGAACCAGTATTAACAAGATTGAATATAGACTTCTTGTTAAGAGCTAAAGTTAATCTGACTACTCGAACATCTGAGCCATTCCAATCTGACTTCCATTGTGATACAAGCCAGAATAATCTTACTGCTATTTACTATGTGAATACATGTAACGGTAAGACACGGTTTGAAAATCCAGACATAGAAGATGTGGATAGCGTAGCTAATAGAGTTGTTATCTTTAATGCACAACAGAAACACTGCACTGTTACAGCCACTGATGTGAAAGCAAGGGTTGTAGCCAATATAAATTATTTACCAATCAGGAGAGTCGTGGCGACCTGACAGTTCATCCTCGCCTCGGTTCACTTACACTTTTAATAATGAACGATACAGAAGTAATCGCTCTTCAACCCCCTATTGAATATACAATGAACGAGAACGCAGAAGTACAAAATGGCCGTTGGGCCATGATTGGAATCATCTCCGCATTAGGAGCTTATGCAACCACAGGTCAAATCATTCCTGGAATTTTTTAAATGAAAAAAATCTTTGCTGTTACAGCAGCCTCACTATTATCTACTCCTGCATTTGCTGGAGTTTATCTGAACACAGAAGTCAACAACGGCTACACTGGTTCTGATTATGACGGAAGAACTGTAGACCTACAC